CCTAATGGTAATTACGTTGAAGAGGTTGCGAATCATTTGGTTGTGGTTCTAGACGAAGATGACCTACCGCTATCTAAAGCTTTAATCACTATGAAAGTTTCACAGATGAAAAAAAGCAGAATGTGGTTATATATGCAAAAGACTGCAATTCTTAAGGTAGCTGGTAGAGTCATCACTAATCCACCAAGTTATTCGTTTATATACAAATTAGGTACCACACTCGAACAAGTCGGAGGTAATCCAGTTCACAGTTGGGTCATAGAAAGACTTGATATGGTATCAAATAAGGACACCCTAGAATCCTGCATCAGCTTTGCAAAATCATTCCAACAGGGGGAAGTTGGAATAGCTCCAGATCATGACGACGAGCAGCAGGAGGAAATGGCTGATGTCACTCCAAGTTCTAGTGCACAAGATGCTGAAGAAATTTCTGGCGTGAAATTCTAGGGTTACAGGTTCGTAACAATGAATGGGAAAACTATGATGACCTCATGTGTACCGTTGGTTGTTGCGCGTGGGTGTGTTGGGTTGAAACCATATAAAACTTCGCCGTTTTATGACTCAACACACACCACTTACATGAGGTCAAAATGTTCGAGAAGTTTAAAGATATATTTAGTGGTCTAGACCGAGCGCATGGTGAATACATCGCTGGTGATCTTGACGAAAAAGGCAAAAAGGGCGGTAAAGCCTTCATTAAAAAAACGCCTGTTACAGATGATATGTGGAGGGCTCACTTACGTGGGGACAATCCTTCTCTTGGCATTGTTCCTATCAATGATGACAGCATGTCTCGTTGGGGGTGCATTGATGTGGATACTTATCCAATTGATCATAAGGCCATTATTGAAGAGATACAAAAACTAGAATTACCATTAATTGTAGCAAGATCAAAGAGTGGTGGTGCTCACATTTTTTTGTTTACAAAGGAGTGGGTTCCAGCAAAACTAATTAGAAGTAAATTAATAGAATGGTCAGCGGAGCTCGGTCATGCAAACACGGAAGTCTTTCCAAAGCAAATAAGCATTAATACAGAACGAGGTGATGTAGGTAACTTTCTTAACTTACCTTATCACGGTGGTGATGACTCTTTTCGTTACGCATTTGATGACAAAGCAGAAAGCATGACACTAGAAGAATTTATTATTAAGGTAGATGCAGTGGCGTTGACTAAAAGTCAACTAACAAAAACTAAAGCAAAAAGAGAAATTGCAGTTGAGATGGATGATGGTCCTCCGTGTCTGCAAACCCTTATGGCAATGGGAATATCAGAAGGTGGGCGTGACCAGGTTTTGTATCAGTATGCAGTTTATGCGAAGAAAGCTTTTCCAGATTCGTGGCAAACTAAAATTGGTAAATTTAATTATCAATACTTTTCACCAGAGCTATCAATAGAACAAGTTAACAAAACAATAAAGCAACATGAAAAACAAGATTATCAATACAAATGTAAAGACCAACCAATGTGTTCTGTTTGTAATCCAGTGCAATGTAAATTAAGAAAACATGGTATAGGATCCGCTTATCAACATCAGTTGACAGATCTTACTAAACTAGAAAGTGATCAACCCGTTTGGTTTTTAAATGTAGATGGCAAGCGTATGGAATTAGATACAGATACTTTGTATGATCAAAACAAATTTAGAAAGCGTTGTATGGATGTGCTTACAGAATTACCACCAAGAATGAAAGAAGTTGATTGGTCGGCTAAGGTAAATTTTTTATTAGAGTCTTGCGATGTAATTGAGATGCCTAAAGAAATTTCTAAACAAGGTAGATTTGATGAGCATCTCAGATCATTTATGAGAGAGAATGGTGAGGCATTATCTATTGATGAAGTTTTAATTGATAAAGTTTTCACAGATAAGGATGATACATCTTGGTTTACTTTAAGTGCATTAGAATCATTTTTAAAATCAAGAAAATTTACAGACTACAATGAAACACAAATATGTGGTAGAATTAGAGAGTTAGATGGCGGGAGCAAAAAGAAAAGAGTCAAAGGATCTTTAGAGCATTTGTGGTACATGCCATCATTTAATTTTGATAATACACCTTTACCAACGAAAGATCTAGAAGATGAAACACCTTTCTAAATTACAAATAACAAATAAAAATATTTTAAAAATATTTGGACCGCCAGGAACGGGTAAAACGAAAACACTTTTGGATATTGTTGAAAGAGAACTGCAAGAGAATTGTACACCTGAAGACATCGCCTTTTTGACTTTTACAAGAAAAGCCCGAATCGAGGCGGTAACAAGGGCTAGTAAGCTTTTGAAAGTCGACGCAAAAAAATTTGAATACTTTAAAACTTTGCATAGCATAGCTTGGAAGGTTGGTGGATTCCAACCTAAACATAAAATGACACCAAAACACTGGTTTATGTTTTCTGAAGTTATGCAAAATCATAATGTGGCTGGCAATGTAGAAATAAAAATAGACAAAACTTTAGAAGAACAAGGAAGAGATATTGCGAGTAATGAATACATATCTATGATTAATAAAGCTAGACAGAAGATGCAAGACATAAGCACTTATCTTAAAACAAATAGATCTATGAATGGAGGTTATTTAATGATGCAGCAAGTTGCTGATCTATTAAAAAAACATAAAGAAAAACATGATATCTATGATTACACGGATAGTATTGAAAAAATAGTTTACGAAGAAATTGATGTGCCACAATTAAAAGTTGTAATTATAGATGAGGCGCAAGATCTTACATTATTGCAATGGGCACTCGTAATTAAATTTATAAATTCTGCCGAAAGAGTTTTCATAGCAGGGGATGATGATCAAGAGATTTATGATTGGGCAGGAGCAGAAGCCTTATTTTTCAAGAACTTAATAGGTAAATCTCAAGTATTAGATAAGTCATATAGAGTGCCAAAAAATATAGCAGATAAATCTAAAAAGTTAATAGAAAGAATTCCTGTTCATTTAAGAGAACAAAAGCATTGGGACTCTGTGCATGATGGAGGTAAAATAATTTACTTAGATAATGAAAAATTTATTAACTATAATTTACCTGGAACTTATTATTTTTTAGCTACATGTGGATACATGCTTTACGATGTGACCAAAGAGTTGCGTAAAAGAGGTTTATTCTATAAGAATGGTAGGCACCTATCAATAAAAGAGGAAGTAATCTATGCTATTAACACATGGAAGAAACTACAAGAAGGCGAACAAGTTTACGCAGACTCAATAAAAAATTTATTTGAACACATGAAAACAAGAAATAAAAATAATCCAAATGGTAGTTTGAAAGTGGGTGCAAAGACTTTTAGAAAATTGGAGATGGATAAAAAATATAATTACAATCAAACCAGGGAGTTAGGATTACTAGCAGAAGCGGAATTAAAATGGCATGAGGCTATAGACAAACTAGAAAACCACGATTTAGTTTATATAGAAAAAGTTTTTAACAATGGGATTAGTGTTAACAAAGAGCCTGACATAGTGGTTAATACAATTTACGGAGTAAAAGGGGGTGAGGCTGACAATGTTATTTTGTTTTCAAACATATCACCTGCAGCTCAAGATGCATTAAGAGAAAACATTAATGAACTTAGAAAAGTTTTTTACACAGGTATGACAAGATCCAAAAAAAATCTTTATATAGTTAAAAAAGAAAAGGGCTATGTTTTTAAGGAGTTATACGCGTGACAGCTTTTGACGAGAAAGAGTGGTTACTGCCAGAAAATATACCTGACATAGTTTTTGATTCTGATGTTATTGCAATAGATTTAGAAACTTATGATCCTAATTTAAAAAGTCTTGGTCCAGGGTGGACACGAAATGATGGCGAAGTAATTGGTGTTGCCTTGGCTGTAGAAGGTTGGAGAGGTTATTTTCCTATTAAACACGCTATTGGACCAAACTTTGATCAAAAAGTTTTGTCTAGAAATTTAAAAAAAATATTATCATCAAACAGTAAAAAAGTTTTTCATAATGCATCTTATGATGTTGGCTGGTTGTCTCGCATGGGTTTAACGGTCCACGGAGATATGGTCGATACTATGATTATGGGAGCGTTGGTAGACGAAAACAGATTAAGTTACAGTCTTAATAACTTATCTAAAGATTATTTAGATGATAAAAAAAGCGAATCAGGTCTCTATAAAGCCGCGATTGAATATGCCGCCGATGCAAAAGCAGAAATGTACAAGATGCCAGCCATGAACGTTGGGCCATACGCTGAGCAAGATGCTTTATTAACACTAAAACTTTATAACAAATTTCTACAGTTAATTAAAGATGAAGAAATGATGACAATTTATGATTTAGAAATGAAATTGTTTCCTACAATATTTAAGATGATACAAAAAGGTGTTAGGGTAGATTTAGAAAAAGCAGACAGTACAGAAAAAGATTTAATTAAAAGAGAACAAAAGATATTAAACACAATATTAAAAGACACAGGAGTTGCAATAGATCCTTTCAATGCAAGATCTATAGCTAGAGCTTTTGATGCCAAAGGCATAAAGTATGATAGGACTGAAAAATCTAAAGCTCCTAAATTTGACAAAGATTTTTTATCTAATCATGAATCTGATTTAGCAAAGAATGTAGTACAGCTGAGAGAGATAAACAAAGCTAGAACCACATTTGTTGAAACAATAAAAAAACACGCACACAATGGTAGAATACACGCTTCTATTAATCAGTTGCGCAATGACATGGGTGGCACAGTATCAGGCAGAATATCCATGCAAAATCCAAATTTACAACAAATGCCTGCAAGAAATAAAGAAGTTAAGAATATTATTAGGACGTTATTTTTGCCAGAGGAAGGTCAGAAGTGGGGTACATTTGATTATTCTCAACAAGAACCTAGGATTATGACTCATTTTGCTTTTGATGTGAGAAGAAACAAACAAGAGTTACCTGGTGTTAGAGATGTAGTTGAAGCGTATAATGATCCCAGCACAGACTTTCATCAGCAAATAGCTGATATGGCCGAAATTGATAGGAAGAGTGCAAAAACTATTAATTTAGGGCTGTCATATGGCATGGGCATAAAAAAACTCGCTGGTGAGCTTAATATGGATATTGGTGATGCAAAATCATTATTTAATAAATACCATAGTAGAGTGCCATTTATTAAGGCTCTTATAGATATAGCTACACAAAAAGCAGAGAAGAACGGATTTATTCGTACATTATTAGGTAGAAAATGTCGTTTTAATCTGTGGGTTCCAACAGAATGGGGTGTTTTTAGACCTCTTCCAAAAGAAGACGCAGAAAGAGAATACGGCACTGGACTACATAAAATACAACGTGCGGGTACGTTTAGAGCCCTCAACAGACTTATTCAAGGGTCAGCGGCAGATCAAACAAAAAAATCAATGGTTGATCTAGCATCTGAAGGATTATTCCCCTTGATACAAATCCATGATGAGTTGGATTTTTCTGTTGAGGACGATAAACAAAAGGCAAAAATCATAGAGATTATGCAATCCTCAGTTAAGCTTAACGTTCCTAGTAAGGTAGACGTAAATGAAGGGCTTAATTGGGGAGAAGCAAGTGATTGATAAAAAACATAAAAAAGGATTTCTAAATCATTTAAGGGCCATTGAGTGGTTAACGGCTCAGGAATACTATGTTTTTGATAATGTTAGCACTCTTGGTCCGTGCGATTTGATAGCTTTAAATGATGAAGGAGAAATATTAAAGATTGACGTAAAAAGCGAAAGTGTACGACAATCGGGCACGCACGCAGGATATAAAATAAAAAGAACCCTTTCTGACGCTCAAAAAAAGATGGGCGTAAAATTATTAATGGTCAGTGAGACTGGAAAGTGCTACTTCTACAAGAATGACTAAAGTTTTTTTAATAGTTGTAAGTTTATGGGGCTTCAATGGAACGGAGTGGGTGTACACGGGTAATCAAATGGTACTGCAGGATACATTTTTTGAATTAGAAAAATGTAAAAATTTTGGCAAACAATTTACGAAATTTGAGATGAATAAATATTTTACGTTTAAAGTGCAGTGCATAGAGGATATAGGAAAAAATACCTAATCCAATAATTTATCTAGTTTTTCATTTATTTCTTTAACTTGAATTTCTATTACGCTTAATCGTGAATCAATACGCAACATGTCTAGATCTTTTATCTTAGACTCTAATGCTGTTACACGGTTCGCGAGCATACCATAAGTGCTAGCTATACCTGCAGCTATAACGATAACCCAAATCCAATCTCTTGTTGACAACATTATCTACCCATTAAACCTAGTTGTTTAATTACTCTGTCAAAGTATCCTGAGTTGTCTCTAATAAAATTAGCCATTTGTCCTGGGTTATTTGGATCAAAAGCATTTCCAGAACGCATTGCTATTTCCTTTATGGGTGTTTTTTCTGTAAATTGATTGTTTCTTCTTAAAAATTCGTCAACTGTAGGTTCACTAAAAAATGCTTCTGAAACAGGGGTGCCTTGTGATACATTTAAATTAGCTATACCAGGATTACGGTCCTCGGCTTTCATAAAAGTGTCGGGGGAAATATCATTAGAGGTATTCTTTTTTATATCTAGTTCTTCTCTAAGTACACTTTTCACAGGATTGTCATCTTTGTTTATACCTAACATAGTAGTAAAATCTTCTTGTATACCAGCTGGCGCTGTTGCAAAATCCTCACCTATGCCTTGAAACGTTGCACCTGCTCCAGGAAACAAACCACCAGCAAAGTCAGCTACATCCCTACCTTTATTAAGTGCTCCTGATACAATGTTACCAAATAAAGTTTTCTCAGCTATCGCTTCAGGTAAAGTTGTCATAGCAACATTAAATGCACCTAACAAACCTTGATCAGCTTTATATGCCTCAGCTCCTCCTGGTTGAAATTTTATAAAATCATCAATTGCTTTTTCAAAGTTTGTTGGAACAGAACCCTTACCTCCAGATATACCAAGATAAAAATTAGCTATTGATTTTTCTGCTTCATTAAGAGCTCCATATCCTTGTGTATTAAGTTTATCTCTTATGTCGTTAAATTTACCCTTACGTTTTCCGAAGTCTGCAGTTATTTGTCCTTTGCCTTGATCATCTAAAAGTGTAGTTTCAAAACCTGGTTGACCTTGTTGATCTTGTATATTTTGTAATTGCTGGTTTGCTGCTTCATTAACTATTTGTTGAAAAGTTTTAGTGTTTTCCAAGCCACCTATTTTTGAAGCAGTGTCTGCTATTTGTCGAGAATATTGAGCTCCAAAATCCCCTCCATGTCCTTGTACGTGTGGCATTACGATTGTCCTCTCATGGCAATAGCTTTACCTAATGGATCATCATCTAGCAAGGCTAATCTTGAAGATTGATTTATGTTACCAACTGGATTACCAGCACCTGCTGGAACATTCGTAGCTACATTAATAGGTTGATCTGCAGTTTTTTGCTCTTCAATAATCGTTGATGCTGGGTTTACAGCTGCTGGTTGCTCTGCTTGATCAGTGCCTGAACCAAAAATAGTTGGTCTAATGACGCCTCTATTATCATACTTTTGATTTAAGAATTCATCTACAGCAGACATAGTGCCAAGATTATTTAAACTTTCTTGTGATTTTAAATAAAATTCAGATGCAGTCATATCGTTACCATCTGTTCTTGCTTGTATAGCATTGAATTCGTTATCTAACTCGCCAGGTAGTTCAGGAAATTGTTTGTATAATGTTTCGATTGTTTCTAAAGCGTATCTTTCACTAATAGGCAATGCCGCTTCTACTGTGTTGTATCCAGTAATACCACCTTTACCTAAGAAAGGACCTTTAAATGTTGGCATTTTTAATGGGTTTAACGCTGCTTTTGCACTAGCATTCATTGCTTTCGTTGCACTATCAAGTGCCATTGGTGATGCTAAAAGATAACCAAGTTTCCTTGCTATCAATATTCCAAGTAGTGTTAAACCTATTCCTGGAGTTATAGCACCAGCAAAGCTTGCTCCTGCTATTGGTAGTATTGCAGTTGTAAATGCTTTTGATCCACCTAACATTGTTCTTCTTGCAAGATACTGTGACACGTTTAAGTTTTTACCATTAAAAAAAACTTCTGCCGCATTTGCAAAAGCAAGTAATTTATTAGAGTCAGGTAATTTAATTTTTTTACCGGCTATCGACAGAGCCTCTGATAACGCTGTGCCTCTTGTTTCTAGAGATTTACCTATTTCATCTAAACCCAATATTCTTTTAAATTTTGTTGCGTTAAAAGTTAAATTATCAAAATTTTCAAAAGCTTTTATATCAAAATCAAGAATTCCTGGCTTTTCACCTTTTGTAAAAGAAAAACTATCTTCAAATGCACCAAGTAATTTTGCTTTAACACCTTTAGCAAACATCTCGTCACCCATTAATCTTCGCATTGCTTCAACTGCTTTTGGGCTTTTAAAATCTTGAAATACGACATTAAACAAACGATCACTCTCGACATTACCTGGAGTTTTAATTAATGCTTGAAAAGCAAACTTGGAGTCTGCGCCTAAAGCTTTTGCAGATGGCGATGCAAATAAAGTTACCATATCCGTATAAGCTTGATCAGCTACATTCAACAATCTCATTATTTCATCACCATTATCAATATTCTTCGCATGTTTACCTAAAGCCTTTTCCATTTTTTTAGAAACTTCAAATAAAGCATCACGTAACTCAGGTATGTCACCTGCTCTAGGCTTAATACCATATTGATAAACTTGATCATTAACTAAAGATCTATTAACTTTCCAAGCAGCGCCTGTAGCCATATTTGTTTGCAGTGTTGCTAAATTTTGCAATGATTTATACATTTCACTTTGTAATATTGGTGAATTAGGTGATCCCAATGTTAGCTCATCAATAAAAGCTTTTTGTTTTTTTGCTTCGTTAATAACATCAGAATAGTCAATCATTTGTTTATTGCCAATCGCATTAAAAAAATTTGTATATTTTTTATTAACATTACCCACTATTGTTTTTGAAACACTATCTCGAACTTTTGACAAATCTATACCTAAACTAGCTAAATTGTAAGTTGGTCCGTCCATAAAAATATTTTTAGCAGCTTTGATAAATTGAGTTTGAGTTTCCTCAAAAGCTCTTTGTACACCAGCACCATAAATAGGCATTCTACCTAGTGCGTTAGGTATAGCTCTTATTAATTTATATCTGGAAACATCAAATACTGATGGAGTAATACCTGTCAATCTTTGTATCTCTTTTGCTTCTTTAGTTTCTTTAGCACCGACACCAAGCACATATCTCCTACCTATTGGTCTTAACAAGTTTACTGCTGGTCTGAAAAAACCAAAACCTGCACCAAATGCTAAATCTATCTTTGCTTCATGTTGTAAATATTCTTTAAATGTTTCAGTATCTGGTCTTGAAATACCTTGTTCATATCCAAGAAACTCACCTATTTCGTTATATGTTGGGGTATACAACATCTTTTTTTCATTAAGATTATCTAATAATTTTTCATATCCTACTAATCCTGAAAGGTAACCGAGTGTTCCACCGACGATAGATCCTGCTACAGCACCTGCTGGTCCTCCAAATAATCCCAACCTTGCTCCTAATTTAGCACCACCTAAAGTACCGCCAAGTGATCCTCCTAAACCTAATATTAATTTTAACGCAGGAAAAGGATTTACCATTTGCGTGTTATAATTATCTAGTTTAACATCATCGCCTTCAATTAATCTTGGATTTAATTCTCTGTCAGTGTAACCAGCTAGACCTTGAAAACTATCTATAGATTTAATTATTTCTGCTTGCGATAAACCATCAGCTATACCTTTTTTTGTAATTTCTGCTACACCTGCTCTAAACTTATCTGGAGTCATTTTATGTTTTTTTGGATCATATCTTGTTGTTCCAGTTGCCTCTTCAGCTGCTTGTTTAAATCCTAGAAATGTGGGTAAGTCACTACCAGGTGGTAGCATATTAGTGGGTAAGCCGTCTTGTGCTTGAGGTAATTTTTCACCTGTCTCGTTTAGACGATTTATTCTTATTTGTGCTAATTCTGCTATTTGTAACATCATCTTAAATTATATTGCTCCGTAAAACCTTCACCAAATTTTTCATCAAGATAATCAAGAGTGTTTTGATTAGTATTGATGCCATTTTGTATTGTTCCAAATGCAGCACCTTCTTGCACTCCACCATATTCACCACCTACAACAGTTATTTTTCCATCTTTACCAATGACTACTGTTTTTTTAAATTTTTCAAAATCATCGGCATTATGAAAAGGTCTTATGGTTGCATTGTAGTTGTTAACATAAAAATTTACTAATCCTTCTAACCTATTCATTGTTTTTCGATGGTTGTTGTTCAATCCACCTAATTGCACAACTTTTCTTGACTCTGCGATAACGTCTTTTAAAAGTCTGTTTGATCCTTGAAGATATCTTGCAAAAGCAAACGTACTTTGTGCTTCTAAAATATTTATTAAATCTAAATTTTTATCAAGAATATTTTGTTTTACATCCGTGTAATAACTTGTAACATTTGATAAAGCCTCTTGCTTGTCTCCAGCTGTCATTTCTGATGCATTTATTGTTTGAACAATATTTTTGAATGATCCATCAATATCATTAACTATGGCTTGTTCATTTATATTATAACCTAATTGATTAACAGTGGTTATTTGTTTTTGTAATGTAGACATGTTTTCATTTATTTTTGATGAGTCAAAATCGCTAAATCCTAAAAGATTTTGTATCTCACCAGTATAATCTGAAAGAATACCTCTTAAAGTTTTCATAAACATGTTCGCTTCATAAACTGAACCAAAAACTGCTTTGTCATGCATTTCATTTAATCTACCAATGTCATGAGCTGTCAAAACTGCGTTAAGACCTTGTTCTAAAAATTTAGTTTCTTCTTCTTTTTGTGCTATGGCTTTATCGTCACCACCTAATATCCCACTACTTTGCGGTTGATCTGTGGCCATACCAGGAGCAGTTATCGTAAACATGTTCTTGCCAACTAAATTTTCAGGAACAGGAACGCCTCCAATGGTACTTGGATATTTTAAATTAGAATAAAATTCAATTTCAGCTGGCACTGAAGAATTTTTAAAAAAATCTAATTGACCTGTAATAGCACCTTCGTCATTATAATCTACCAATTGGACTGCCGTTAAATTACCTGTAGGTTCATACATTCTTTTTGCTCTATCATCCTCTTCTTTTACTAAACTAAATGCTGTTAATCCTAATTCTTTTAGGTCTTGTTTTTTCTTTGCAGCTTCTTGAAAATAAAAATTAGCTGTGGGCGCTAATGCTTGTGCAAACAAATCAAAAACTTGTGGTAATGGTTTTTTCTTTGTAGTTCTTGCATTTAAAACATCTATACCAAACTTTATAAATAATAAGTTTGGATCTACGCCTTCTTTAAAACCTATTGTATCTTTTAATTCATCAATTAATGTTTGTGTCCTTGCCTTCTTTTCTTCAGGTGTCATGCCACCTTCCATTTTTTTTAAATTATTAAATCCAACATTAGCAGCATTCATAGCTGCATTATTAAATGTAGACGATGCAATATTTGCAACAGAGGCATCTGTAAGGTTTTGACTTATCTCATTACCAGTAAACCTAGAATTAAATTCAGCTTCAGAAATAGTTGTTCCTGTTTTATTTATTTCTTCATCATAAAATGCTTTTTGTACATCATCATTAAGATTGTATAAAACTTCATTTGTATCAGCTTTTGCTGTGCCAGTATCAGGAGCAAAATCTGTATAAGTAGAAAGATTTGAATTTACTTTTGTTGTATCAGTTTCTTTTATTGATTCTTGTGTGTTGTCATAACTAGTGTCATTTGTTACTGCACCAGTATTATTAGCATCAAACAAAGTACCTTGCTGTATAGATATTTGAGCTCTTACTTCTTTTTCTAATTCACCTGCGCCTGTTAGATTAGCTAAATCTGTAGTCAATCTTGAATAAGCTTGCTTAAGTTGACCTAAATCCATGGTTTGATAATTGTCTCTAATATTTATTAGATCAGTCATCAAAACAGGACTGTTTAAAAATGCTGCATTATCATCAGCAAAATCATATAAACTTGAATTAGGATTTACTTCCATGTTGCAACGCCATTATTCCTTTCTCTATCATTCCCATGTCACCACCATCTTTAACTAATCCAGGAATCCCCAAAGCCGCAGATCCAAAACCTAAAGCAGTTTGTATAGGTGAAGTTTCACTACCAAATTGTTGTCTTATTTGTGTACCTTGATCTGAGGGTAAACCACTAATAACGTCTGACAAAAATCCAAACAAAGATAAAGGTCTATCTGTAGCTTCCATAATATTTTGTCTTTCAATTTCAGCAGCTTTTTCAGCCTCAGATTGTTCTAATTTACCTGCGCCAAGCAAAGCTGAAATGTCTGATAATCCTAATTTATTTGCTAAACTTACTAAACCACCACCAACTTGACCCGCTGCAAGCAATGATTTAGCTTGGTCTACTTGTGCTTTTGAGTCTGCAGATGTGAAATATGGAGCTAATTGAGCACCTCTAAGTTTTTCACTTTCTTCTTGACCAAAAGTGCCAAGCGCTGCTTTTAATGCTCTATCGAAAGTATCAGCACGTGTTTTACCAATAGCAGATAGTCTTGCCTCCTCAACCAATGCTTTTGAGACAGCTTCTCGATCTCCACCAAAAGCTCCTACCTTTGTTGCAGCATCGTCAATTTTTTTTCCAGAAAGTGCTGCCTGCTTATTTATTTCATCTATTACAAATTTTTCATATTGATTAATGAAAGGGTCAACGGCTTTTGATGGATCAAATCTTGTCTTTATAGCATCATCTACTAACTCTTGACCTCTTGTTGTAAAATCTGGTTTAGCTTCCCCCGCAACAGCTGTGCCTTTTTCTATAGCATCAAGAGCTGCTGTTAAATTAGGATCAAATCTGCCTATGCCTTTTTTTAATTGTTCTATCGCATCTTTTTGTGTTTCAGATAACCCAACAATTTGTCTTTCTGGCAATCCTACATTTGCTTGTTTTACAATAAAATCTTCTATTGCAGCAATTAAATCAGCTTGAGCTTTTTCTATAAAAGGTGGTTTTCTATACGTTACTACTTGTTCTGTTGACATTATATTTGACTCGCTATTTGATTTGCTTGGTCTAGATCTCTTACCATTTTACCTAAACCTGATTTTAAGAATGCTGTATTAAACTCTTCAGGATCTTTTACAACTCCTTTAGGATCAAATCCAACCCCTTGTTTATTCATTAATCTCTCTAAAATAGTGGGTGAACGTCCTGGACCTAAAATTTCTGGATCTTGAAAATCATCGTATGTGGACATGTTTGCACCGCCGCCAAAAAAACTACCTTTAAAATTTTTAGGATACTCAAGTCTTGATAGGCTACTACCTCTATGTGGTACAGACGTTTGCGTTCCGTCTTGCATACCCATTTTTTTTAAACCATTAATTTCTTCAGTTCCCATGCCATCTTGTGCTAAAGCCATTGGTGGTCTTTGTTTTGGCATACCCATGTTTAATTTAGACATGATTGCCATAATTTCTTCTATAGATTTACCTTGTGCCATCATTTTCTTAATTATTTCTTGTAAATTCATACCTGGTCCAGCCATTGCTGTTTGTCTACCATCTTGCGCTTGGTCATATCTTTGTAAAGGTAAGTTTCCCCTTTTTTTCATTTCTTCATTAAATATTTCAATCAATTCTTCTGGAGATTTTCTATCTAAACCTATTAATTTAGTCACTCTATCAGTGTCTTTGCCTTCTTTTGCCATTACAGGATTGTAATTCATGCTACCATCTTCTGCACCTTGAAAGTCATAACCCATTTGTTTTGCCATTGGTTTGGTCTCAGCTCTTAAATTATCCATCATCTGTTGACCTTTTTCTGTATCTCCTCCACCTAATGCAAATAAGGTATACTCAGGTATTACGTGTTCATTATTACTAACTAATATCTCTTGTGTTTGTCCAGTGTTAGGATCTACTATTTCACCTTCTAAAAGGTCTTCTCTACCTGCGCCCATGCCAACTAATCTACCTCCAATAGGATTTACTCTGTCTCCACCAATTTGACCTCCCATCATACTAGGCTCCATTAAATCACCAATACCACCACCGGTAGCAAAATTACCTTTACCACCTCTGCCAGGAATAATTGTATCTCTTGATGGTTTTCCCTTTTTAATTGATTCCTCTATCAATCTTTTAAGATATGCTTCGTATTCTTGTTGCCCTTCCATTTGAGCTATTCTATTTGATGATTCAATAATTTCTTCTGTTGTTGGCATTCTACTTAGTTCTGTTGGAGTCATACCCATAACAGTACCTTTTCCATCATCAAACTTCATTGTATTACCACCGCTGTTTAACAATCCTACACTTCTTAAAAACTCGTAAATGTCTCCAGGATTGTTACCAATTCTATCAGCTTGTTGTGCGTCCTCTAAAAATTTATCTGATACACCTGAAGTGATTAATTTGTTATCTGCAGGGTTGTATGTAAAATCCTCTATTAAATTACTTGGAGCTTGATCAGTGTCAAAAGCTCCTAAACCATAAAGAAATGCACTGCCACCAAGAACTCCTGGTAAATTTCTTAAAGGATTGTTTTCACCTAAACTTTCAAATATGGCTGCTTGTTTAAATCTCTCACCAGCAGCTTTTCTAATAGCTTCATCTGTAATTACATCCTTTAAAGTGTTTTTACCAAAAGTTTGACCTCCAAAATATCCACCAATACCTCCGGCTAATGCTTCTCTACCCCCTTTGCCCGCGAGCAACGGTACACCGGCACCAATCAATGTTGAGTATAACGGACCTAAACCAAAGGCTGAAGCTGCTACTCCTGCGAAAGGGCTTAAATCAGACGCTACATCTTTAATTTTTTTAAAAAACTTACCTAGCATAATCTCCTATTGCAATTTATGTGATTGTTTTAGCAAGCTGGCAGGGCTTGTGAAATAAGCCAATTAATAGTTCATTTATAGGCAAATTATTGTTATATGACAATAGATAAATGGAGGAACTCCAAATGCAAAAAGAAATAAAATTAAAATTTGACGCTATACGTCCGTTTGGACCCACGGTAGTCAAAGGTAAGGTGCCTAATTTTATACTCGATGTAGTAAATAAAAAGTGTGATGAGATACTAGGTGACCCTAAATTAGCTAAACAATGGGATTGGTCTCCTAACTTAGCAGGTAATGTAAAACAAGAAGTTCGTTTAGCACCAGAATGGATAGATGGCGATGGTCAACAATTAGTTTTTTTAATTGGTGAAATGGTCAAATCATATTTGTCCATACCACCAGCGAGCGAAACACTGGCACCAGAAAAAATAGATAAGATGGTTATTGAATCTATGTGGGCCGTGAGTCAATGGGCTGGAGACTTTAATCCTGCACATATGCATGATGGTGATTTATCAGGAGTATTTTATACAAAGATGCCAAATAGCATTGATAAAGAAAGAGCAGCTGAAGATCATTATCCAAGTGTTGGTGATATACTTTTTATGTGTGGTGATCCTAAAACATTTAGTGGACACAAACTACAACACCCACCAGAGGTCGGCGATATATTTTTATTTCCATCTTGGTTGACACATATGGTGTATCCTTTCAGAACACCAAATGAAGAAAGAAGATCCGTATCATTTAATTTAAGATTAATACCAAAAGGCGCTGACATTCAACCTGTGGTGCAAAAATGATGGAATACTCTGACACGATTATAGATAAAAAATTTGCTTTTGAATTAGCTAATTATTACAAGCAAAAAGTTTTGTGGAGTGCAAACAATTCCGCTAGTGCATCTTATCCTTATAATGATAACCCTTCATATATTTTGTTTGGCACTAAACATTTTTTACGAAAAAATATTGACGTAATAGAGTATGGACCTGACATGAATTGGAACATAACATTGATAGATCTTTGGAATCATCTTAAAACATCGTTTGGTAAACATCACCTTTTTTTACACACTATCTATGCTAACTTACAATTTAAAGGTATGGACGGAAAACTTCACAGAGATGATTATGGTAAGGGTGAGGGCACATCATTTATAATTATGTTATCCCCAAATAATGACGTAGAAAATATTGGTGGTGAGTTTTATAATGACACACTTAAAAAAAATGTAGATTTTAAACATGGTAGAGTAGTTATGTTAGATTCAACTGATTTACATTTAGGCAAAGCATTTAATGTTCCACATAAAATGAGAATATCTTTAAGGTTATCAGGTTTTGACACATTAATTTGGTAAAAATGATACAAGTTTTAGATAATGTTTTTGATGAAAAAGATATCGACACTTTTTATGGTGAGTTTAGAGATTTTACTGCATGGAAATTTACTGGAGGTGTTGGAGTAAAAAATTGGAGAAAATTTGATTTAATTTTAAATAAAGAACACCCCATTCAAGCTAAACTTTTTAAAAAATCAGATGAACTTTTTAAAAAAACGTGCCCTTCTTTAGTGTCTACACATTCGCTACAGTATCATTATGCAAGTGGATATTTGTTTGGAACTCATCATGAAATACATTCTGACTATGAAAAAGATTGGGGGATAACTGTAATGTTTTATTTAAATAAAGTGTGGGATTTATCCTACGGAGGCGAAACAATTTTTATAAATAATTCAGGTGATATAACAAATTCAGTTATACCTAAACCAGGTAGAGTTGTTATTTTTGATGGAAATATACCTCATGCAGCTAGAGAGGTAAGTAGAACTTGTATTGAGTTAAGAATGGTAGCTACATTTAAATATGGACTTAAATAAAATACCCGTAAATCTGTATGCAGAAACACAGATGGACTTAAAGGATAAATACATATCCCAATTATTAGCAACCATAGAGTTGATTAGAAGAGGTAATATAGATGGAGAAAAATTTTCAAATCATTCTTTTGGTTGGCAAAGCTCAGGCCTACCCCAAAGCGGAACGTTTTTACCGTTCATTCAAAAATTAAATGATAAGTGTATTGAATTTTGTAATAGCATTGAAAATTTCAAATTTACTGATCTTACTATAAAAAAATTTTGGGCTAATATTAATTATGAAAATGATATCAATTGGCCTCATAAACATCAAGATGATTTGTCTGGCGTGTTTTATTTACAAGTACCAGAAAATTCAGGTGATTTAGTTTTACAAAACCTTAATTATGACATTAATAACAAAATATCTTTTCACCTTCAAAATAGTTCCATCATAGTTATAAAACCAATTAAAAATAAACTTATATTATTTGATTCAAATTGTACTCACCTTGTAACAAAAAATAATTCTAAACAGCCAAGAATAAGCATTAGTTTTAATATTTCGATCAATGACTAAATTATTTCCAATGGTTAGAATTACATGGCTTGATGCAAAAGACATGGAAACAGGTTGGTTACACATAAAAGAAATTTTAAATGCGCCTTTGGCCGTGTGTCAAGAAGTTGGATACATGGTAGTAAATAATGACGATAAGATTGTAATTATGAGGTCATGGTGTGTAGACAAGGACGACAACCACGGTGGTGGTGCGATAGCCATACCAAGAGGGTGGGTTAGAAAAATAGAATATTTAAAGGTAGAGTATGCAACACAATAAAATTTTTATAGGGACTCCGTGTTATGGAGGCATGATTACAGCAGATTATTTTAAAAGTTGTATGCAATTAGTAGCCTTAGCTGCATCAAAAAAGATAGAATTACAATTTGGAACTATTGGAAATGAGTCATTAATAACTAGAGCAAGAAATACTTTAGTTCAATTATTTATGGATGGTGATTACACGCATTTATTGTTTATTGATTCTGATTTAGCTTTTAATCCAGAAGCAGTAATAAAAATGCTTGATTATGACAAAGATGTTGTAACAGGAATATATCCTAGAAAAACTATTGATTGGATAAAAGTAAAAAAAAGAATCAAAGAAAAGCCAGATATTTCTGAAGATGAATTACTTGCAGCTTCATTACAATATAATTTAAATGTAAGAGACCCAAATAATATACTCTTAGAAAAAGGTTTCATAGAGGTCATGGATGGTCCTACTGGCTTTATGTTAATTAAAAGAGAAGTTTTTGTAAGAATGGCAGAGGCATATCCAGAGTTAAAGTTTGTGCCTGATCAACATATTAATCAATCTCATGACAAAGAATTTGAATATCACAAAACATCTGATTGGAATTACACTTTTTTTGACACCATGATTGAACCAGAGACTAAAAGATATTTATCAGAAGACTATGCTTTTTGTCGTTTGTGGCAAAAAATGGGCGGTAAAATATATGCAGATATCTTGAGCGGTATGACACATTATGGTAATTATGCATTTAAAGGCAATGTATCTACACAATTTAAAAAATGAGTTTTGTTAAAGTTGTAGATAACGTGGCCTCTAAACCAATATTTGATTTAGCCAGTAAGCATTTTCAAAAATCTATTTGGGGTTTAAACAACTATTCAAGTGTACACGACACAAACTCAGGTTTAGGTGCAACCGATTATAATAATGAAGTTAATAAATTATTATCGGAAAATAGATTTAATGAGTCGAACATTCTTTATAATCTTTGGTTAGAAATTAATAAAAAATTAGAAATGGAGAAAAACTACAAAAATGAATTATGGAGAATACATTTGAATCTTGGGCTTCCTTTGACAGATCAAACAATTCATAAAGATAGTGAGTCAGCTTTTTCAAAAGATATGACAATAGTTTATTTTTTAAACGAATCTTGGCAAGAAAATTACGGAGGAGAATTAGTGGTATTTGATACTTCAAGAACTATGATAACCGCAGGGTCTTTTCCAGTGCCAAATAGAGCTTGTTTATTTGAATCCTATCTACCTCACAGAGGAGTTACCATAAGTAGAATATGTCCAATAGCACGAATATCTATAGCTTTTCAGTGTAAGTACAATAATACACTTTAGATTTTTCAAGTTATAGGTTAAAATACCATTATGCAATTAGTTGATTTAAAGTTTCGTCCTGGCATAGACAAGCAAGACACAGCTTATTCTGCAGGAGATGAGCGTAAGTATATAGATTCTGATTTTGTTAGATTTCACTATGGCAAACCTGAAAGATGGGGTGGATGGACAAATCTTCCAAACCCAAATGTAACAGTGGTCGGAGTTGTAAGAGATACTCATTCTTGGATTGGTCTAGATGGGACAAGATATTTGGGGTTAGGCACAGATAGAAAACTATATATTTTCTCTGAAGGAAAAGTTTATGACATTACACCCATAAGAGTTACAGACAGTTTAACAAATCCTTTTGCAACCTCAAGTGGTTCAGCTACTGTAACTGTAACTGATGCTTCTCATGGCGCTGAAGTAGGGGCGTTTGTTACCTTTGACAACGGTTCTGCTACAAATGTAGTTGATGGTATTGATTTTAATAATGAATTTGAAATCTTAACAGTTCCAAGCTCTAATACTTATACAATAAATACGGGTACAAATGCATCAGGCACCACAGCTGCAGGAGGTGGATCAGTTGATGCTTCTTATCAAATAAACCCTGGACCAACATCCTCTACATACGGATATGGTTGGGGCACTGAAACATGGAGTGCAAGCACTTGGGATACACCTAGATCTTCATCTAATGTTGTAGTAGCAGGTAGAAACTGGTCTTTAGATAATTTTGGAGAAGACTTAATAGCAACTGTATTAGATGGTGGAACGTTTATATGGGATACATCTGGAGGCTTAGCTGCAAGAGCAACAGCTTTATCAAATGCTCCGACAGCATCTAGATTTAGCATTGTTTCTACGGATACAAGACATTTGTTGATATTTGGAACTGAAACTACTATTGGTAATACAGCCACACAAGATGATTTATTATTTAGATTTTCAGATAGAGAAGATGCAACAGACTATACGCCTGTTGCCACAAATGAAGCAGGATCTTTAAGAATAACAGATGGATCTAGAATTGTTGGTGCAGTTAAATCAACAGGTCAAATACTTGTATGGACAGATACATCATTACACGGTATTCAATTTGTCGGCACACCTTTTACATTTGGTCTTAGACAACTTGGTGCTAACGCAGGGTTAATAGCACAGCACGCAGCCATAGAAGTAAATGGAGTTGCTTATTGGATGTCAGACAATGCATTTTATCTTTTTGATGGAGTTGTTAAAAAAATGCCCTGTTCAGTACAAGATTATGTATTTGATGATTTAAGTTACACAAATAAAAATGACATTGCTGTTGGTTTAAATACAGCGTTTAATGAAATAATTTGGTATTATCCTTCAGCTAATGCTACACAAATAGATAGAGCTGTTGCTTATAACTATTTAGAAGGAACTTGGTATACAATAAATCTTGCGAGAACTACTTGGTTAGGTGCTTATGTGTATGAAAAACCAATAGCAACAGAGTATAATGCGTCTGCAACAGCAAACGCCACAAACATACTAGGTTTAACTGCTGGTGCTTCTTCAATATTTGAACACGAGTCTGGTAATAATCAAGCAGATGGCACAGCTATTACAGCGTTTTTAGAAACTGGGTCTGTAGAGATAGCGGATGGAGATCAACTTATGTCGGTTAGTAAATTAGTTCCTGATTTTGATAATCTTGCAAACACTATGACAGCTAGACTAACTTTAGAACAATATCCTCAATCAGCATCAAATGTGCAAACGAGTGGGTCGATTACTAGCACAACAGAAAAAATTAGTGTTAGAGGTAGAGGAAGAGCAGTCAAAATACGGTATTCAACTAATACAGTAGATGATACACCTTGGAGACTTGGTTCACAAAAATTAGAAATAAGACCAGACGGTAGAAGATAATGGCTAAAATAAATATAACTAGATTACCAAATGCTACAGAGGAGTATGATGCTAGTCAGTTTGATCAAATGATTAGATTATTAGAACAAATAGTTTTCTTACTTAATACAAACTTTCAACAAGATATAAGAGAAGAAACAGAGTCGGAGACATTTTTCCTTGGCTAATACATTTAAAAGCGCAATGGTTGATCTTACAAATACAGATCTAACAACAATATTAACAGTACCTACAGCTAATCCTGGTGCATCACCACCCGTGCCTCCTACAACTGATGTAGTGAAATCTATTTTAGTTTGTAATGATTCAGGAAATACAACACTTGTAGATTTAGAAGTGTTAAGATCATCCTCAACATTTGAATTATTTAAAGCAAAAAGTGTGGCAACTAATACTACAACAGAATTACTATCTCAGCCTCTTGTACTACAAGAATCAGATGTATTAAAAGCACAGGCAAATGCTGCTAATCAAGTTCATATAATTGTAAGTTTTATGGAGGTTACAAAAGGTCAACTTTAGAAACGAATACTATGAATTTACAATCATTATTTATTACACCAGTCATGATGACAGAGGTTATGGGCCACGGTCATTTAGTGGAAAGACTATACGAAATAAAAGCTAAAGATGAGAAAGGCATGCCTAGATCCAATATAGGAGGTTGGCATAGCCATGATGAGCTTTACAAGGATATAGAATTTAAAAGTACAGTAGGTGATATATTATTAAAAGCTAAAGAGTGCTTTGACCATTTAGACGTGCAAGATAAATATGTTCCAGAAATGACAGGTTTGTGGGGCATGATTAATCCTCCAGGATCTAGAAATAATGTCCACACACATCCTTACAA